TCGGAACAAAAAAGAAAATCAGCCGTGGTCAGTTAGATGACCAGTTCGAGCAGTGGTGGGAAAAGTATTCGGTCGGAGGAATGTTCAACAATTCTCATAAAGAGTGTGCGAGAGCCGCTTGGAATGCTGAAACCGAATTCGAGATTGGTCTCTAATGGATGACTTCAAATACAGATTCATAACCGATGACGGGATGGTGGAGCTGACGCATGATGAATATCTCAAGACTCCAGAGTTGAGGAAGGATATCGGAATCATCTCTAAGCGGATAAAGGGCAGGTCGAGGCTCTTTCTTGGAAAAACCATTGTGTCGTACTCGAATGAATGGCTTGCAGATCACCCGAAGAAGCGTGAACACTTCATATTGCTGGCGAAAGAGCAGAAGGCAAATCCGTTCAGGTTTTTTCTTCCGCACAGAGGTGCTGCTCTGGAGTTTCTGAACGACTTTGAGCACAACCTTTGCGGTTTGTTTGCACCAAACCGATTCGGAAAATCCACTGTTAACTGGATAAAAAAGCTGGTTTCCTGCATGAAATGTGATCCGAAATGGGAGATTTTCACAGAGCACGGCGTGAAATACAGGGATTACGAGGGCTTCAAGGATTTGGGGATATATTCATATCAGAAATCAAACTTCGAGGATACACTATGGCCGCAAGTTATCTTGAAATGGACACCGCAGTCAATCCTAGGAAAATACTCGGACGAAGGAGGAAGGCGGCTGTCCTTCAGAGAACTTCCGAATGTAGACATGAGAGACTTCCATCTATGGTTCAAATCGGCGTCGCAGGCACAAGGGGCGTTCGAGTCGCAGGCTCTAAACGAGTTCTACTGGGACGAACAGCCTGCAACGGCAAACTTCATCGGCGCCAACGAGCGCCTCAGAACTACAGGCGGCAGACATGACAATTCCGCGACTCCTCA